GACTTCGTGAGTGCCATTGCACTCCCCTTTCCAGTGGGCGGGACGGGGTGCCCCGCGAGTGGACAGACGGTAGGAACTGCGCGCCCATTGCGGCGCGATTAGTTTGCTATCGCGCACATTGCGTTAGTGCCTGCTAGCCGACAATCAGGCATTGAATGCGACACTCTGGGTGTTGTGGTTGACATGACACACCCCTGTCTGGCCGTCCACATATATGCGGGAGGGGTATACCCCCGTTGGCCTAGTACTCGTGCGTGTGTTTGAAACACCCCAGACAGTGACCGCACAATGCCCCCTCTGAACTCGCAATTCCGCTTGAATACTGCTTTCCGGCGCGCGAGTGTGCAATCGCCCGTTGTCGGTGTAGATGCGACCATATCGCCATATCAGGGGGGACGGGAAGGGGAACGAAGTGGGGGACGCAAAGGGGAACGAAAGAGCCTCTCCGACCCCAAAAAACGCATCCAACGAGTGTTGTCAAAATTGGTATACCTAGAAACGGCTTGAAACCGTGGTACCCCAATCCAATTTAGACAACAAACGCAATAAAAGTGCCTCTCATTTCGTTATATATAGTAGAGGGTATTTTTATACCCTCTAGGTACACATAGGTGTACCTACTAAGTATTGGGCCCCTTAGGGGGCCCTTATTACTCACTGGTGTACTAAACCTAGGTGCACCTATACGTACTAGGGGGTGCCGCCGTGGATTTCACCTACAGAACGACCCGTGAGTGCATGGTCTGCGGCAAGAGCTTCTGGGGCCTCGAGGACCTATGCAGTCCTTGTGAGGCCATTGTCAGGTCTTGGGTCGCCAAAGGCTTCCTGGAGCTCTGTCAGTACCTCGAGAAGGTCACAGCTTTTGAGGCTTACTGCCTCAGCAAAGAGTCGAGCGATGACCCTGCGCCGGCCGAAGAGCCCAGCGAGGTTCCAATAGGGACGAGTCCCCCGGCCGTACCCAATAGCGAAGGCGAGCTCGACACCCACTAGGAGGCGTGAATGACCCCCAATCACACCGGGGCGGGGGGAGAGTGCGTCATCAGGGCGGTTTCGGGCGTCTGTCAGACCCCTGAACCCTTCCCTTACGAGTGGTCGCACAATCCTGCCGCCGTTGTAGGCGTCGCAGCATGCCTCCTAACCCTTTTGTACCTCCTAAATGACCGTCTGAGGCGACACGAAGCCGAAGACGGGGAGGAAATCGATGCAGATCACCGTTAAAGGCGGGACAAACGCAGGCTGGAGGCGAGTTTCCGGCCCAATCACCCGCTGGAAGTGCCACAACTGCCAGAAACCATCCCGATACTCGCGCTGTCTCCGCTGTGGGACGGTGAAACCCAAGGAGTAAATCGTGTTCGAGGATCTCAGAGAGGCCAAGTACAAGGCGGAAATCGCCGCACTGGAAGCTGAACAGGCTGCGCAGGCCGCAATCGCCCGCGTGAAGACCTTTGAAGCCGACCTTCTGGAGCACCGCGTACTAAACGAGCGCGCGAGCTCCGATGAGGCCAACATCTACTACTTCCACGGGCCGGTAAACGCCCTCTCGAGCTCCGATTGCATCGAATCGGCGGGTTTCTGGGCCCGCAAGCGCCCCGGAAGCGAAATCACCATCGTCTTCAACTCACCGGGGGGCGGCGTTTTCGAGGGTTTGGCCCTCTATGACTTCATCAAGGACCTTCGCGCTCGCGGCCACAAGGTCGTTACCAAGAGCGTCGGCATGGCAGCCTCAATGGGAGGCATCCTCCTGCAGGCCGGCGACGAGCGCGTTATGGGCCCCAATGCCTACATGCTGATCCACGAGGTCAGTAGCGGCACGATGGGCAAGGTCTCCGAGATGGAGGACGCACTCGAGTTCTCCACGCGCCTCCAGGAGCGCCTCCTGGGGATTCTGGCGGAGCGGTCGACGATGACCACGACGCAGATCAAGCGCAAGTGGAAGAAGAAGGACTGGTGGCTTGACGCCCCAGAGGCCCTCGAGCTCGGGTTCATCGATCGAATCGAGGAATAATCCCTTCATTCAAGTCGCGGGACGGTATCCCGTTCGACGCGACGCAGCTGGCGGAGCTAATCCAGCCCTTTTCAGACAAGTTCGCATGGTTCCTGTCCAAGGGCTACACACCGCATAACTGGCAAGTCCTCTTCCATACCTTCCGAAATGGGGACGAGCTTGCCCGTTTCCGCCACCTGGTCGCTGGCCGGCGTGGTGGGAAGACCCTCTCCGCCGCGTGGGAGGTCCTTTTCTACCTCCTGCACCCCGAGATTTACCGGCGTGACTCCGGCTCTACACGCATCAAGAAGCCGCTGGTGGCCTGGGTCCTCACAAAGGACTATCCCTCAGGCCTTCCGGCACTACTGACCTTTCGAGAGGTCCTCGAGCAGGCCGGTCTCACGCATGGCGTCGAGTACAAAGAGAACCGCGGCAACCGCTGGTTCGAGTTCGCAAACGGCTCCTGGCTGTTCTTCAAGACGGCAGACGAGCCGAACTCACTCCGTGGTGCCGGTCTGGACATCCTCTGGATCGACGAGGCCGCGTTCATCCCCTCTCGCGAAGCCTGGGACGTCGTTCGCCCTGCCCTTTCTGACCGGGTGGGCCGGATCATCTCGACCACGACCCCCGACGGCAAGAACTGGTTCTACGACGAGTTCTGGTCTGAGAAGTCGATGGCCGATCCCAACATCGGTCGAGTCGAGTACTGGTCGATCGACAACCCGTTCTTCCCTGAGGGTGAGTGGCTCTACGCCAAAGAGAACATGCACCCGCTCCTTTTCAAGAAGGAGTACTGCGCCGCCTTCGACGCGATGGCGGGCAAGGAGCTCTCAGGTGAGTGGCTCAAGTACTACGCCACCCGCCCGGACCCCGCAGAGGACATCATCGGTCTCCCTCGCGACGAGGAAGGCCGTCTCAAGCCCCTCGATCTCTACATGGGGGTGGACCCTGCGATCTCCCTCTCCGATGACGCCGACAAGTTCGCGATCGCGACGATCGGAGTCACCCGAGACCTAAGCCAGGTCTTCCTGATCGACATCTGGTCGGGGCGAATTCCCTTCCCGGAGCAGCTGGAGAAGATCCAGGAGCTCAACAACCGCTGGCACCCGAAGGTCATCGGGATCGAGTCAGTGGCGTATCAGGCAGCCCTGACGCAGCAGGCGCTCAGACTCCCCGGATTCCTGCCCATCATGGCGATGATGACGGGGGGCCGGAAGAAGGCCGACCGGATCCTCGCGATGTCCCCGCTATTCAAGCTCGGGCGCATTCGCATTCGGAAGGACCAGAACGACTTCATCGACGAGTGGGTCGACTACGACTCATCGGTCAAGAACCCGAAAGACGACCTTCTCGATGCTGTGGAGATCGCACTGCGCACGGCCGGCGGCATTCTGCCGGGTTCGGATCAGACCGTGGGCGATCTGCCCGTCTGGTTCCCGGACGAAGAGCCTGTCGGCTCGCTCCACGAGCTCGCTATCCGTGAGCGTCGTGCGGGCGGACGAAGGCGCAAGCCACCTTTTGACAGCGTACTAGGAGAAATCTGGTAATGAGACTTAGGGACGAGCGTCCCTCGATGGACCCCGGAATGTGTTTCATCTGCGAGAAGGCGGATGACTGCCGGTACGTCGACACGCTCAAGAACTTCGAGCCGATGTTCTTCTCCCCGCTGATTGGCCGCAAGTTCGTCTGCGAGAACTGCATCAAGCAGATGGCGAAGCTGATCGGGTTTGGAGAGAACACGAAGCTCCGAAAGGATCTCGAGCAGGCTCAGACGCGTATCCAGGTTCTTGAGGCTAACGAAGCCGTGATTAGAGACCTCTACACCATTGGATAGCGCGACCGAGATTATCCAAATCCTCCTTGAGACCAACAAAGAGCTAACGAAGCAGATTGTCGACCTCTCACGGGCCCTCGCTGAGCGAGGAACCCCGCTCCCGTCGTACCCGCAGGGCGAGTTTTCGAAAGAGCCGCTCTGGGTGCCGGAGACCGAAGAGGACGCCCGCGCGCTTTATGCGTCGGGCGAAATCGACAAGACACAGCTTGAGGACGCTCTCAGGGAGATCGGCTTCATGAATGCCGAACTCGTCATCCCTACCGGAATTTAGAAAGGAGGTTGAGTCGTGGCCTCCACGAAGAGAATCGGAAAGTCCCCGAGCCAGCTGAAGACAGTAGATGACCTTTGCGTCAAGCTGGACGCGCTGAGGCAGCATAGAGCTCCACTGGAGCGCCAGTGGCGGCTCAACCTCGCCTTCTACAAGGGCAAGCAGTACAGCTACTACGCCCCGAAGTCAGATCGGCTGGAGTCGCTGGCCGTCGACGAGGGCTCTAAGCCCCGTCACCGCGTCCGAATCGTCTCCAACCAGATCATGCCGGGGGCTCACACGCTGCTTGCGCAGCTGACCAAGACCAAGCCTTCCCTCTACGCGACCCCTGGGTCGGGTGCAGAGAGCGAGGTCCGGGCAGCGCAGATGGCGCAGTCCCTCTTTGACTACTGGTGGGACGACCTCGCACTCGACGAGAAGCTCGACGAGGCGCTCCTTTGGAGCATTGTCGCCTCCGCCGGGTACTGGAAGATCACCTGGGATCCCTACGCGGCCAAGCAGATGAAGTTCCTGCTTGACCCGACCGGGAAGCCCATCGTCGACGACGCGCTCAAGACGCGCTTCCTCTCGGAGCTCGAGAAGGTGGGCGTCAAGCCTCAGGAGCAGATCGTCTACATGGGGGACGTCGACGTGAACGTCATGTCCCCATTCGACATCTTTATCGATCCCACCGTCAAGACGTTTGACGAGGCCAAGTACGTGATCTGCCGGCACGCAATGGACCCGGACGAGATCAAGGCCAAGTGGAAGGTCGACGTCGAGCCGGATGCTGCGCCGTCCTCGCCGGACAGCAGCCTCCCGTTCGCCAACTCGCAGACGTCTCCCGAACTGTCGCTGCGCAACGTTTTCATCGGCTACTTCAAGCCAACCGCATCGCTCCCCAACGGGCGCTACGTGGTCTTCACCGAGGGCTCTGACAAGAAGATCCTCTCGGACGAGAAGTGGCCGTACCCGCATAACGAGCTCCCGGTTGTGAAGTTCGCTGGTATGCGCGTCCCAGGCAGCGTCTATGACGACGCCACGGTCACGCACGCCATTCCCTTGCAGAAGGAGCTCAACCGCACCGTTTCCCAGATCGTCGAGTACAAGAACCTGACCATTAACCCGGTCATGACGGCCCCTGCAGGCTCCCTTCGGACCCGCAGGACCACTGAGCCGGGTCAGGTTCTCGAGTACCAGATCGTCGGCAACGGCAACCTGAAGCCGGAGTTTGAGCAGCTTCCCACGCTGCCGCCCTACGTCTTCGAGCACCTGAAGGACATCAACAGCCGTCTCCAGGACGTGTTCCTGTCGGCCGAGGTCCTCCAGGGCAAGGTTCCGCCGAACGTCGAGGCCGGTATCGCCATCGACCTCCTTCAGGAGATGGCAACCGACAAACTGGCCCCGATCGTCAAGCTGCTTGAGCACTCTCTCGCCAAGGCGGGTACTCAGCTGCTCTCACTGGCGCAGGAGTACTACGTCGAGCCCCGCCTCTTGAAGATCAAGGGCTCGGGCGGCTCCGTCCAGGTCAAGCAGTTCGTCAATGCCGACATCGCAGGGAACATCACAATTAAGGCCGAGACCGGATCGGGTCTCCCGCGCACGCGGGCAGGCCGGCAGGCGCGCATCGAGCGTCTGATCGAGCTCGGCGTCATTCCGCCTGACCAGGCGCACAAGTACCTCGACCTCGCTGACCTCTCGGGCCTCCAGGCTCAGATGGCGGCGGATGAGAGTCTGGCCTACCGCAACATCGACAAGCTCCTGCAGGGCGTCCCACTCAACCCGGAGGCGATCCAGCAGGCGATGATGGCGGTCAACCAGGGCATGAACCCGATCAC